ATTCAACGTTGAAGACATCGCAAGATTATTCCGAGTACCGCTAAGCCTTCTCGGACATCCAGTAGCAGGATCGATGTCCTTCGCCAGCGTTGAAGCGCAGAACCTTTCATTCGTTCAACATTCACTTCGTCCATTATTGGAAAGAATCGAGCAATCACTTTCTGAATTACTTCCAGAACCGGACGGATTCATCAAATTTAATCTTGACGCCTTGCTTCGAGGAACAACACTCGAGCGCTTCGATGCATACACGAAGGGCCTTCGCGAAGGATTCCTATCACTAAACGACGTCCGCGCCGTTGAAGACTTAGCACCACTCGGAGAAGCAGGCGATCAATTTAGAGTGCCATTGCAGAATATCGACGCAGCAGATGCACCAGACGTCGGCCTCAAGCTGCGTGCCGAGATTGCAGCAAGCCTGATCCAGGTGGGCTTCGATCCAAAGGCCGTAACAGAAGCCGTCGGATTGCCACCGATGGCACACACAGGAGTACCAAGCAGCCAGCTTCAGCAAGTCTCCACAATTGACCCAGGAGATCCGGCATCAGTTTATGAGGTCGAATAAATGCCATATTTCATAAGCGACAAGCAGAGCGACTGCGCAGGATGGGCAGCCGTTAAAGAAGAAGCAGACGGCACATACACCACGATCGGATGCCACGAAAATAAACAAGACGCTATCGATCAGATGGTGGCAATTTCGATCGCAGAAGATATGGAACCAGGCGGCGAAGTAAGCAAGCGAGCCGTTGATTTATCAGCCCCGGCATTTATTCAAGCAAACGCAAAGCGTGGACTTGCATATTTGGCAGAAGGATATGGCGGCGACGGCCTCACAGAAGGAACGAAGCAAGCAGCTCGTGAGATGGCAGAAGGCAGAATAAGCGAAAACAAAGTAAGAAAAATGGCGCCCTGGTTTGCCAGACACAAAGTCGACGGCCAGGCACCAAAGAACAGCAACCCATCCGATCCACAGTATCCAGGCGCAGGATTAGTCGCCTGGCTCTTATGGGGCGGAGATTCAGACTTCAGCGACCGAGCACAAAACTGGGCGCAGAGAAAAATAGACGCACTCGATGCAGAAGAAGATTCAAGGAGCAAAATGAAAAAAATCGAACGCCGCACCTTCACGATCAAGAACGTAGAAGCACGCCAGGCAGAAGATGGAACGATGCGCCTCTCTGGATACGCAGCCGTATTCAACGAAGATAGCGTGCCGCTTCCATTCCTTGAGAGAATCGCACCGGGTGCATTTAGAAAGACCCTGACAGAAACACCAGATGTGCGCCTCTTGATCAACCACGAAGGCCTACCTTTGGCAAGAACAAAGAACGGAACGCTTCGACTTAACGAAGATGAAACCGGCCTCTATATGGACGCAGATCTTCCAGACACGCAAGCAGCTCGTGACCTTTACACCCTGGTCGAGCGCGGCGACGTTGACCAGATGAGCTTTGCATTCAGAGTGATCCGCCAGAAATGGAGCGAAGATCGCAGCCGCCGAGTTTTAACAGAGCTCAGCCTTTCAGATGGCGACGTTTCAGTCGTCACATATCCGGCCTATCCAACAACAAGCGTTGAAGCACGCGAAGCATTAAGAAGCGCAATAGATGCAATCAAGGAAGGCCGTGAAGTTACCGGCGAATCTTTGATCATCTTAAAAACAATTTTTGATGATCTTAGCGAAGGTCATGAATATATTATGCGTGCCGTTGAAATGATGGCAATGCTTACAGGCTCAGAAGAAGAAATTGAAGAACAATCACGTGAAAGCGTTGGCGACTTTGTCGAATGGGATTCAAGTGGTGGAACTGCAAAAGGCCGCATTGAACACATTATGGAAGAAGGCGTTCTTGGTATTCCAGGAACAGAATTCAGCATCACAGCTGAAGAGGGAGATCCTGCGGTTTTGATTCGAGTATATGAAGAATTTCGTGATGGATACCGAGCAACAGAAACCTTAGTCGGTCACAAAATGTCTGAACTTCGTTATATTGAACCACTACCTGAAGCAACCGAAGAAGAAGGTCGCAAGATTTCTCTTCGACTTGCGAAAGCAATCGTAAATAATACAAAATAGAATTCTGCTGGATAAGCCAGCAGAGACAAAGTCGGAGCGAGACTCACACCCGGAAAGCGCCGTGAGAATTACCGCCACCACCTTGCACAAACCAACTCATAAGGAGATCAAATAAATGTCAAAGTCTTTTCTTGACAAGTTGATCGAGCGCCGTGATGCAGTTAAGGCAGAAATGGATGCAGTTCTAGAAGCAGTAGCTTCAGAAGATCGCACCGACCTAACAGCAGATGAAACAACAAAGGTCGATACCCTTGTTGAAGAATCACGCACACTCGATTCAAAGATTGAAAAAATGAAGGCACAGGCAGATGCAGATGCGAAAGCAAATGAAATCCGCTCAGCAGTAGCCGATGTAGCGATGCCAAAAGTAGGCGGAACAACAGTCACACGCGAAGAGCGTACATACTCAGCAAACTCAACATCATCATTCGTGAAGGATGCATTCAATGCACAGTTCTCAAATGACTATGCAGCAAACGAGCGCCTTGCACGCCATATGCGTGAAGAGTCAATCGAGCGCCGCGATGTTGGAACACCACAGTTCGACGGTCTTGTAATTCCACAATACCTAGTCGAATTAGCAGCTCCACTAGCACGCGCAGGTCGCCCATTCGCAGACTTCGCAACAAACAAGATGGCACTTCCACCAAGTGGAATGACGCTGAACATTTCTCGCATGACGACTGGAAGTTCAACGGCCGTACAGGTTACACAGAACGATGCAGTCTCAGAGACAGACATCGACGACACACTACTTACAGTAAATGTTCGTACGATTGCCGGACAGCAAGATGTATCACGTCAGGCACTAGAGCGCGGAACAGGCATCGATACATTCGTAATCGCTGACTTGATCAAGTCATGGCACACAACACTTGATTCACAGATCCTCAACGGTGCAGGCACAGCAGGCACAATCAAGGGCCTTCGTGCATCAGGCGGAAACGCAATCACATTCACATCAACAGCACCAACAGTCGGATTGCTTTATCCAAAGCTCGCTGACGCGATTGCACAGATTCAGACAAACGCATTCGTTTCACCAACACACTGGGTAGTTCACCCACGTCGTCTAGCCTTCTTGCTTGCAGCAGTTGACAGCACAAACCGTCCACTCGTTGTACCAGCAGCAAACGGCGCGATGAACGCAGTAGGCGTAGGCGGAGCACCAACATACGGAAACTCCGGATACCAGATGCTCGGACTTCCAATCATCACCGATGCAAACATCGGAACAACATACGGAACAACAACAAACCAGGATGAAATCTATTGCGTATCAGCAAACGAATCTCATCTTTGGGAGCAACCAGGTTCACCTTTCGCACTTCGCTTCGATGCAACAGGCGCAGGAAACCTAACAATCAAGTCTGTCGTTTACGGCTACGCCGCATACACAGCAGAGCGCTACCCACTTGCAGCCTCAATCATTTCAGGCACAGGTCTAAGCGCACCAACCTTCTAATCTGAAGGCAAGCACTAAATTGTGCAGGGCGAGTGGCCCACCCCCCGAGTCACTCGCTCTGCACTTCTAAAACGGGGGAACAAATGAAAACAGGACACAAAGTAACAATTGGATCATGCGATCCAGGATCCGTAAACGGATCATTTGCATATCGCCTCATCCAATTAGCACAGGCAAGAAGCAGCAGACTCGGTCCATTTGTAAGAATTAAGGGATCAGGACTTCTATCAAAACAGCGCAACCGAGTTGTCAAACAATTTCTGGATAACACAGATTCTGACTGGCTTCTTATGATCGATTCAGATGAACAGCTAACAGTTCCGGCATTTGACGCATTGATTGACACAGCTCATGACAAAGAACGCCCCATCGTTGCAGGGTTAGTATTTGCAGGATTTGGAGTGGCAGGAAAACCTTATCCAAAACCAGTACCTGCAATCTTTCAGGATTCCGACAAAGGATTCCTGCCACTCTACAAATACGATAAGAATTCAGTCTTTGAAATTGACGCAGCTGGAACCGGATGCCTGATGGTTCACCGAAGCGTTCTAGAGAAGATGCGCGAAGTAGCAGATCCAAACCAGGGCAAAGATTGGTGCTGGTTCTGGGATGGGCCGGTAGCCGGCGAATGGATCGGAGAAGATTTATTATTCTGCCGAAGAGCAAAGGCGCTCGGATTCAAGATCCACGTCAACACAGCAGCTGTGCTACCCCATCAAAAGAGCTTCTGGATGGATGAGATTCACAATGATATTTGGAAAGATTAAGAAGATCCGGCAGAAGCCGGCAAAGGAAACAGCAACCGCCGATCCCAAACTAGAACGCGCAATGCTGCCGAAACCGGAAAGAAGGATAAAGCGTGGCCCTAACTAATGCCTACTGCACACTTGCCGAATTAAAGGCATCGCTTGCGATCACAGATAGCGTAGACGACACGCCCCTAGAAGCAGCGATCACAGCAACAAGCCGCATGATCGACGACTACACCGGGCGCTTCTTTTATCGGAATGGAACGACCGAATCACCAGTAGCTCGTTATTACACGCCGCTCGATCCGTGGACGATGAACATGGATGATAATTATTCAATCACGCAAGTCGCAACCGACGACAACTTCAACCAGACATGGGATACCGTCTGGTCAACCAGCGACTATATGCTCGAACCAGTAAATAACCCACAGCGCGGATGGCCAGTAAACCGGATGCTTGCAATAGGAAG